TTAATTTTTGCCCCAGGTAGGTGGTTCCACAGTTACGCCGAACATCTTGGAGATGCCCAGGGATACAAAATCAAATGCCTTTAGGTAGATGCCGACACGAACTTTTAAGTCATCCGGGATTGCCGGATCACTGGCTACCACAAAGGTAGCAGCGGTAGTAAGTGTTAGTACGACATAGAAGGCTATATTAGCCCAGGCCGGTGTCTTTGTTGTCAGTTGGCTTACGCCAAATTTTGTGTCTGCCATTTTGTTAAAGATTTGTATTTGCTAAAGCGTGTTTTGAAAACACGGAGTTTACCTCAAATTGAATATCGTTATCCGATGATTGAGCAGATATCATCGGATTTGACACAACAGAAAACATGATCTGATCCAGCCAGTAGCTATTCATTGGTTCACGGATAACAAACCGGCAGAATGGCCATTTAGGCGCTGCTTCTGCGGATGTATCTGCGAGAATATCGTTTGCGGCCTTTACGCAGGCCATTCGCACTTTGGTACGAAGTATATCGTTCTGTGTTAATTCGTAGCTCATTTGAAAGTCCATGGGTTAAATTTTAAAATGGGTTTGAGGATTAGTTTATTTTCGTCCAGTTTGTTGCGCTTACACCCTGTAGTTGGTAAGATGCGCCAGCGGCAACTGTAATAGTAGAGCCACTACCATCTACGGTAGATCCGCCTGTCATGGCGATTGAGATAGTCCCGGCGCTGGCATTCTTAATTATAATCAACCTGCCTACCGCAGTAGGAACAGGCAGCGTATAGGTTATGGATGCCGTAGCAGTATAACATGTATAATCGGTAGCAGCCACGGTATAGTTAGCCGTTTGCGTAGTGATATTATGTACTACGGCTCCCTTTAAGCTAACCGTATTGTTGTTAGCGACTTCCAGAAGTGATGTGCCGGATAAATTTTCAAATCTGGCTGTATTACCCACGGTAGCTGAAGCCCCTCTGACATGCAACATCGCAGAGGTAGTAGTAACGCTTATTCCCACAGTTCCATCCTGCCTTATTGTAAGACGTTGCACTGCGTTAAAATCGCTTGCTGATTTAGTATAAAATCCGATAGACCCAGAAGAAGTACTATTATCTACAAAATCGCTTTCAGCCCTAAAAATCATACGCGCTACTTGCCTACCGCTGGAAGGTCTTCCAATCGATGCGGAATTATTGTATACCATTCCACCCGCAGCTAAATGCCCCAATATCTGCCCGCTCCTCACATAGCCATATGAATTGCTTGTATCTGTAAGGTTAACGATGTTACTATTGCTCCTGTTAAAAATTATCGTTGCGATCGAATCTAATGCTGCATCATTATTATTGTTATAGGTTAAAAATGCTGCAATTTGATTAGTAATAGAATTGCTGGTAGCGAATATTTTAGTGTCCGAAGATAAGGTCAATGGATAACCGGCTTTTAAAGTGTTCACATATCCATCGCCTGAAATTCGAAAATTCTTTGCTTCCTGGACGGCGGTTTGATTTAATATTCCGGTATTGGTTATTACGCCAGAAGCAAGAGAGATACCGGCGCCAGCGGAAAACAACCCCCTAACCTTGATATGAAAATTGGCAATATCACCTGAGTCAATCACGACGGACCCAGACCTACCAGCAACAGTAAGTACACCGTTGTTGGTAATTGTCCAGGTGCGGTTTGCTGCTAAGCTCTGTGTACCGCCTGTAACAGATATCCCAGAACCGGCAGTTAATGTAAGAGTGCGCCCCAATGGGACATACCTAGCGTCTGCTTCCGTAGTTGTTATTTTGCTTAACAAAGAATCCGTCAGCCATTTAACATTTGCTTGCTGTAGCCCGTCCCATGCCCCCAAATAACGCAATTGAAGTAGCCCGGCATTAAACCGGATCGCACCATCTTCTATCAGCGATGGGTCTACCAGTATTTTTGGAAGTATAAGGACCGAATCTGACTTATGACCATATGCCTGGGTGTACTGATAGTTCTTTCGCCATCCCCCAGTTTGGGCATATGTCGATAGTGATATGAAAAACAACAAAATTAAAATGGTATAACGCATCTGTCTAATGGTTTTGGATCATTTATAGTAATTCCCAGGATAACCCCTGCAGCTAAATCACCATCATGCTCTGTGAAAAAATCAACGGAGGCATTCCCGTCCGTCTGAAAATCGAAATCTGGGTTATCACGGAGATAAGCCAAAGTGTCTAAGGCGATCAGTAGTTGGTCGCTCCATACCTCCAGCTCATTTTTCTTATCACCATACAGTAAATCAGCGAAAATCAGCTGTAGGTTATAATTCATCTGTTTGCCATCATACCGAGAGGGCGCGATAATGACCCACATCAATGGGTATGACTGGTCTTTACTGGCCCCCAACTCTGATATATATCCAGTACCGAAATCATTTATTTGCAGATGATCTCCGGCGTACTTTCTTAGTAGGTCTATTAGGTTGTTGAGTGTCATTTCGACCGGTTTTAACCAGGTAATTCAGTAATTTCTTTTCGTTTTTCTTATATGCCATATCAGTATGGTTTTCGGTAGTTATTCCCCTGGTACTTTTCCTCAGCACTGCGACTATCAACTATATGGTTGCCGAGATATATACCACAGTCATACTGCGTCGTATCAGGATGCACTGTATCTGAAGTGCTGCCGGGGTTAATGTATTCTGGGTAATCTGTATTGTGCGCACATAGGTACTCAATGGCACGCTGGGCGTAAAACTTCGCCTTCACCAGGCAATCATCTTTCATCGATTGTACTTCCTGAAATGTTGAAGTCTGCATATATTCACCGTTTCGCAGCATTACCCCTTTATTCAGGAGCTTGTACTGTAGTACCATTGGCATGTTTGCCAATACATACCATACCAGGACATCCGTTAAATAATCATCTAACAGCGTTTTGTATACTCCTACTGGTACCGGCGCGGTAGAAACGAGTTCCTGTAGTTTATTATATAGCCCGGTTCCCAGCAAAGGCAAAATATACATGTCCTGAACCGCTTTAACGGTCGGTAACAAATGCTTAGGGTCAACATTGTCAGAAAGGAATGAGGTATCCTTTAGCTTTTGTTCTGATATGAAAAGAATGTTTTTACTCATGATTACTTCTCCTTTACTACGACATTAGAAACCCATGAATGCCGGCAGAATGGCTGATTCTTTCCCGTTGTGGGATTATGATACCATCCCCCTCTGCGAGCCCACACAGAGTACCCCAGGCGCTCAGATATGGCCTCTATATCTTTACGGCTATACAATCTATCCAGTTCAAGCATTTTTGCGCAGAATGGCCTATTACGGCTATCCTGTGGCCCCTCATAGGAGTACATTACCTGGATTGACTTGGTTGTAGGCGTCTTCTCCTTAAGCAGTTTTTTTGCTTCCTTAACTGGCTTCCGATCAATTACCATTTGATCTCTTACATTTTTCTCTGAAACCTTTATTAGACCTGCATCAACAAGCGCTGAGATAGCTTTTTTGATTATACCAGTTTCAGTATTTAGTGTTTTGGCGATCAATTCAGGGCTGATAAGGGAATCTTTAATAAGAAGGTCAAGCACATCGGCTTGTATCTTGGTTATATCAGGTTCCTGATCGTCGAAATGATGGGCTTCATCCTCATCACAAGTAAACATTACCTTTTTGGACTTGACAATTTTGAAGGCTCGGCGCTCTTGCCCGAACTCTGCAAATACTGCTACGTCAAATTCATCTTCCTCATCAGTAAATTTGGCAGGCTCTTTAACATTTGGATTTGGTTGCGGCAATGTCCCTGGTGCTGCCGGGGATAGCCCAACCATAGCGCGCAGTTCGTCGCTTGTTAGATTCTCCAATACCTTATTGGCGACCAGTGGGGATAGGCTATTAATAGCATTAATCATTTCCTGAGCCTGGGATGTCTCCTGCTTCTGCTCTGGCGCTAGGCCCATTTTCTCGCGAATCTCGTCCTTGGACATATTCTGAGCCTGGGTAGCTTCCGAGAATTCAAATGATATGGGCTCTGTTCTCTGGATAGATAGTGGCGCCTGGACGCCTGCATATCCAGCTAACATATTAAATACATTTTCCAGCCATTGCTGTCTACCGTTTACATATGTGTTCTGGAATATTTCATAGGCATCTCGCATTTCAGACCTTCCGCCCAGCTGGCCTTCCGTTTTTACACCGAAAAGCATTGGCGATGTAACCCGATGCCCGGTAAATATTTCCTGTTGGGTGGTTTTATTTAGCTGATCAAACAACTTGTCAGACTCAGATACATTTAAATCTGCTACGGTAGCCGCTTTTGTTGAATCAGCATTGAACGAAAGCATATATTTTCGCCCACGTACGCCGCTAAATTTTGAGTCGAATAGCCGTTCTATTGCCTTCTGCTCTTCAGGTTGTGGTTTTCCGTTGTTAAAATTGACAAGCTTATTGACAAAGAAGCCCGATTTGACATTATTCAGATGGTAATTCCCTATCTCAATATCAACCTCTATCCAGGTAATACTACCCCGATAGGTTGGCAATGTATATATATCAATGCCTGGGTGGTATTTTTTGATATAGAGTATCTGTGTACCCTTCGGTTTGTCAGGATTGAAGGCAGGATATGAAGTGTATTTAGGATTGTTGTTTGTTTTATATGTGCCATCTGGGTTGTACTTTATCCATTCATCAGAAACAAAGAACATGGAATTATCTTTGTTACTCCGAACAGTTGTATAGTCAACATGAAATATATCCGCAATTGCCCCCAGCTTGTTCCAGGTGACTTGCAGATAGGCGCCATTAAAGATTTCGAAATCAATATCTACTTTCCCGGTTATTTCATTGAGGCTTTCACCTTCCTTGTTAACACGCTCAATAAATGCTTCTGCTTTTTCTGAATCTTGCGGGGTTATTGCCTCCTGCTCAAAGGCCCACCCGTTACCACACACATAATCAACTTTCCCATTGATAATAGCACTATGCTTAGCGGAATTATTGTATAGATATAGCAGGTAATCTGGATAATCGTTCTTTTCTCCATAAAAAACATACTCCTTCCCCTTCTTTTCCAAAAATACCGGCTGTGCTGCATCTTCAAAATGCAGTGTTAGTAAACCATCGCCTATACTTACGCTATTCATTCTCCGTATGTTTTGTATTCTGTTGGGGTATCTTGGTACTGTACCGGCACCAACTTTTCGCCTACCAGCTTCATTTTCCCAATCTCCAGAAGATTGCCTGCCTGATCTGTAATCCGATATGTATAGAAGCCGTTATCCTGGTCCGCAAATAATGCTGTATCTACCTGGAATTTGTTGTATCTATTCGGAAAAGGACTTGTATCAATCGCTGGAGATACAGTTACACCAGACTTGGTAAGATCATTTGTGAAGGAGATACTATATACAGTAGGGTTAAGGCTCTCTTTTTCGCTGGCCGTTACAATTATCTGCGTTATATCACCTCTGGTTATTAGTATCATCAACTGTATATATCAGAAATCGACGTTCTGTTTATAAAAAAATAGCCCGATGATGTCATCAGGCTATTTTTATGGTTATTCATGGTTAGGTTATGCTGCCGGGAGTAGTAAAGCGGCTATAAGAGTTGACTGTACCTCAACAGCCATTTGAGGTTCTTGCCCGGTAAATACACGAGTATATCCATTGCGATCACCTGATGCAGTACCTGTGCCACCTTCCCCGCCGGTTAGGTCTAATGCATTCTTTTTGCCAAGAAGCCAATAGGTTCCATTCTTATCTTTTATAATAAAGATTAACCTATTTTGGGCCAGTAGCAGCAATTCATTACGGACGTTTGTCCTCATCTTATTAAAGACAATTGTTACTTCCTGCTGGTAGAATATGGTCCCATTTTGAACGTTTGCAGTAGGTACATCCGTAAAAAATGCAGTATCTTTAGGCATTGAATACTTGCGGAACTGTTTACCAGTCGCTAAAACAATTGCGGATATAACGCCGGCTGTTTCAGTAATGGACTCCACATTGTCAAATTCGATAGCCATCACCTCGCTGACACCGCCAATACTATCCTTACAGTCCTGGGTTAATGATTGTGTTAACTCACAAGGCATTGTAGTAAAATTTAATGGTAGAAAAGAAGGACCGGTTGTGACCGGCCCGGTATAGGTTACACCAGTTTGAAACTAACAACTTCGTCAGGGAATGCTACGTTTACACCGAGTTTCCACTGTGTATCGAAGCGGACTTCCTGAGCCTCTTTCGCAAAGAAGATTTCAAATTTTTCTTCTTCATTTAGCATGTCGGTGCCAAGAAAAATATTTGACCAGCGAAAGCCGAACACCCGGTTAGTGCCATTGAGGCCGTTCAGAGCAACCAGTTTAATATTGGTGCCTGGGATGGTTAACTCTCCATCGGTATTATCAGCAGAATAGTGGTAAAGGTTCTTTTCGCGGAGTGCGAGAACATACAGACGGAACAAATCCCAGCCCAGTACGATTTCCGTATCAGGCTTGTCCAGCAGCGCCACGGGGAGTGCCTTAAATACACCATCTACAATATCAATGATGTTCGCCTGAGTTACTCCTGTAGCAACAGCAATGGGTCCCCCATTTGTGAGCGCGGCTGTATTGGACAGGATTTCGTTGGTGGCTGCGTCAATGAGCTTAATCAACCCGTCGAACTTATTCAAATTGCCGTCTGCGGATGCGGTATCCCCCTGCCAGATCGCAACCTCGTTCTGTGCAGCAATGCGGGCAGACTTTTTGTCGGTGTAATCCTGTTCAAATGGGATGCTTTCGTTCTTACTGCCTACCTGTAACGCCTTTTGGGTGTATTTGCTTTCTAAAGTTTTAGGACACAATGCTTCCTGAACCTTAATTTTACCCACAACCACCGCCCGCTGGGTGATAGCAGTGGTGCCGGATGCCGTAAATCCACAGGCCGCGCCAGACTGAAATACTGCGTCAGTGTCGATTCGGTTGATTTGTTCGGAAGACTTTACGCCAGTCAGCACGTTGCCCTGTGCGGATATTTTCTGTTGTGTTTTTGCCCCAAAAACGCTGGAGGTAACGAGCAGTGCTTCGTTTTCTTTTGTATAGTTTGCTAACGTACTTACGTCGTATGCCATCGTGAAATGATTTTAATGGGTGGGTATTGGTTAACTGGCGGTATTCTGCTTGCTTAGGCGTTCGTTAAAGGCTTGTACACCTTTCTGCATCTTCTCCAGTGCGGTTTGTTTTACATCTTTGTTGCTACCAAATACCGTCTGGCGGGGTTTCTTGATAGGGTCTTCCTTGCCTTCGCTGGCAGAAGCTTCTACAGCATCCACCATGCTGGCAAATGATTCTCCGGTAGCCTGCCGAAACATCTGCATGGCAGTAGAAAGGCTGGCGATCCGTTGTGCCATCCAGGCCAAAGACTGTTGAATGCTTTTAATTTCTTCTGACCAGTCGATTCCTTTGCCTTGATCTGCGGCCGCCGGTGCGGGATCTGCTGCCATTTCTTCTGCTTTGGGGCCTTCGGCGGCGGGGGCAGGCTTAATCTCTGAAATAACACCTGGATCAGTGACAACGACGATAGAGCCATCCTCCATTTCATATTCTGCTGCCGGCGCGGGGGTAGGGTTACCATCAGCGTCTATAATAAATAGGCTGGCGCCCACTTCTAACGCGGTATATTGCACCTCTGTCCCGTCTTTTAATTTGCCAGCAATAGTTTCTGCTGGGGGAGTATCGGCGAAATACGTTTTCAGCAATATCCGGGCTTTATCCAATGCTTCTTTTGCTGTCATGTACAAACTGTTTATACATGCACATATCAGAATTGCAACCTCCGTTCGGTTTTAAGCAAAAAAAAATCCCCAGCAGGAATGCCAGGGAGGATATTAAACAATGGGTAGGGTGGGTTACTCTTCTACCTGATCCAGTAGCTCTTTTATTTGCAGCATGAGGGCTTCTTCTGGATCAATTTCCGCTATAGGCTTGTAGTTAAACAGACCTTCCACGCTGAATCCTTTGTACTCACCTTCTTTAATTTTATCCCAGGTATCAGTGTTATTAATTTTGGCTGTCAGAAACCATGTTCCATCAGGCATATCTTCAAACCCGGCAAGCGGCTGCTTACCCTTCTCGCGATCTACTATCCAGCTTTCAAAAAATACACTATCAGCTACAACAGATCCACTTTCATGCATTATATTAATATTGCCTTGGTATCCCTTTTTGAAAAACCGGTAAGCGATTTTCCCGATAGTATCCGCAGAGAAAACCACATAGTATTTACCGTTCTTGTCACTCCGGAAGATAGGCTCATCTGGCACCATAGCTGGGCCGGTGACGATCTGCTGTTCTTCATCCTGGATGGCAAATAGTTTGCGCTCTGCGAAAGCGAGAAAGTCCCGCTGTATGGCCGGCCTATCCACTAGGGATACAAAGTTCACCTCATTGTCGTCTGTTTCGTCGTCGCTTATAAGCAACTGAAATACTGGTAGCTTTTCCATGTGATTAAAATTTGGCGTTTTCTTCTATACTTGCTACTCGCTTTTGCTTATCCGTTATGTCACTTTCCAACACGTATACACGGGTGGCATTTTGCGCAGACTGTTGTGCAATTTGCTGCTGAAGCAGGGTTGTAGCATTCGGCTGAATTGTCGGTACTGGCGGGGCAGGCATACTTGGAGCAGCGCCGGCGCTGGCACCACTACCCGCTCCGGGTACCTGGGTGCTTATTATTTTTTTAACACGCGCAACACCAGCAACAACTGCGGCCGCCGCGGCAATGGCTCCCAAGGCTGGACCTACAATAGGGATAGGTGATAGCGCAGTAAAAGATGATTGTGCGGCCTGGTAAGTGCTAATCGTAGCATCTGCGATCGCAACACCTTTACCAATTGCAGTTTGCTGCCCTAATACGGTAGTAGCTGTTTTCAGCACAGAGCTTGTAGCCTGGAGTGCATCCTGTTTAGAAAGCTCATCTGCTATCATGCTGACAGCTAGTACCGCGCTCGCAGCCCCTTCAACCTCGCTTCTGTCCTCACCAGCTTGTGCAGATTGTGATAAAACATAGGATGTATCTGAAATCGCCTTTTGTTTCTTCTTTTCTATTTCATCCAGCCTTACAGCATCTTCTGCAATCCTATTTGTGGTATCAGTAGTTAATTGTTGTTGAGCGCCAGCAATATTTATTAACTCTTTGGATATGACCGCATTATGATCATGCACAGATGTTTGTAGGGAATCATTAAGCTGCTTCCTTCTGGCCAATTCATCCTGTGCCTGTTTTTGCTGTATCTCCTTTGTATCATATCCAAATTTTCTATAAAGCGACAACTGTGCTTCAAATTGCTGCAGGCGCAACTCATATATATTTTTACCGGCAATGGTCGCGGCCTGTAGCTGGGTATCTTGCGCCCGTTGTAGTGCCAACAATTCTTTGTCAAAAGCCGCTTTGCGATCTGCCTCTCTGGCCTGGAGTATTTCCTGTATAGTCCCTTTTGTATCCAGGCCATATTTTTTTTCCAGAGCTAACTGTACTTGTAGCTGGGACTCACGAATACCTATTGTAGACTTGCCGGCGTCTTGCAAGGATTGTAATTCTAACGCCTGTCTATTCTTTAATATTTCTACTTGTCTTTGTCCCTCTTTCTGTTCCTGTTGAATTCTGAGTGCCTGCAATTCGGCAAAGGCGGCCGCCTGTGCCTCCCGGTCCTCTTTAGTCCCGTCCTTAGTGATCTTTACTTTATTTTTTGCTATCTCCAATTCCAGGGCGTCAGACTCTTTTTCCCGGGTGGCGCCATAGGCGCGTAATACTTTCAAGTCGTTCTCCTGTGCCTTTATTAAAGCTTCGGTTGCTTTCCTTGCAGCTTCTTGGATTTGGTCAGCCACTTCATCATTAAACCCTTTTACATATGCATCCCCCAGGCGCTTTCCAGCTTCCCCGGCAGTTTTGATAGCCCCCTTAAAGTCGCCTGTAAATAGGTCCCCTATGATATCGCCAATTATTTTAAAGTACTCAACGATCACGCTAAAGGCGCCCATGGCTATTGCCTTTATCTTATCGAACAATTTTCCGAAACCCTCAAATGCAGGGAATAACTTTTTTAACCAGGCCTCAATTTTGTCGAAATTGGCAATTACAATTCCAAGCGCTACGATAAGGACGCCTATCCCAGTAGTAATAATAGCGGATCGAAGAGTGCTAAATGCACTCACTACATTTGTTTTAATAACAGCTCCAAGTCGTTGGAAATCCTTCCAACTATCTGCAATAGTAGAGAGTCCCTCGGTAATATTCATAGCTCCCTGGAGCTTTACCAATTGCTTCTGAAGCTCATCAGATTCCCCTCCGAATACTGCCATTGCTCCCTGAACTGCCTGGAATCCTGCTGCTACAGATGCTATGGCGTTCCCGAATGCCTTAAATTTGGCTCCTGGGTCTGCCAGCTCCACACGCTCATTTAAATCAGCTATTTCGTCACGTAGTTCAGCTATCCGGTCAACAGCTGCTTGTGCCTGGGGGGACAATTCGCCAAACTGGCGAGAAAGTCGTAGGGCTTCGGCCTGTGCCTCTTTTATTTCTTTCTTTATACTACCGACACTCTTAGCCGCCTGGCCATCGCCAGAAACATTAACCTTTACCTCTACATTTTCTGTTGCCATGCTTTAAAATGAATATAAAACAGTAATACGTGCACCAGCCGGGAGTGGGCTGCCAAAAATTAGTTTACCTAAAACGGGGTCAAAATCCCATTCATCAAATGCTGGGATATCTCCGAAATTTTCTACCCCTATTAAAGGGCTTCCATCAATCAATACTTCCTGTGGCATGCCGTTTAGGAGAGAGCTGTTTATATAGCTTTTCCCGTCAGCTGAAAGGCCCCCGCTACCATATGTAGCAGTGAATCTTATCCTATCCATTCCGCCAATAGATCCATAGCTGTCTTGAAGAATCCAGGCACCGCTAGCCTTCTGATAGATATTATGCGCCTGTATATCAAAACATACATCACCATCAACCCCCAATGGTATTGATGGTATGCCAACGATAAAGAATATACGCGCACCTGCATTGGCACCACCCAGGACATATGTCCGCAAGTCAGATGCTGTTGCCTGTAATAGTTCGCCTGTGATCGGGTTCTGGCATACTCCTAATATGTCATTCGCCGTTATTGTGCTGGCCGGGTTCAGCTGTATTATTTTCTTGTCTGCCATTATGCGTAAGGTATTCTTGCAGGTGATTCATCACTATGCAGCAGGTATCCGTCGTCACTCCATTTTAGAAACCCAGGACGGACCACTTCCACGGAAACGTTAGATTTAAATAGCTCTACAGGCGTTGTTTGCTGCCCCATGGGCTTGTAGTTTTCTACCTTATTGAGCCGGAAATATGTGTTGTCAATTTTAACCAGGCGTTTAAAGTCCAGCTGGTTGATGTCGGAAGGGGTTAACAAAATAAATGGCTTCCACAGCTTACTATCTTTATTTGTTATTTCGTTAATGAACGGCTCCCAATAAAATCGGAATAAGCCTAAATCGGAATAGGTATTTAGTGCAAAGAAAATTTCGATTGGAGGGCCAAAGCATAGATCCCGGCTCGGCGTAATGGGGTCGTCAAGCATCCCAGCATAAGGATAATCTATATATGAAGCCATTGCTACACCGGATGAATCCACAATTTTCCAGGTGGCGTACCCTCTGTTTTGATCAATAGATATGTAACTCCTTTTTAGGCCACCCCATTGAAGAATGCGAATATTAAAAGTGTCTATCTGCTTGACGCCATCAGCATTCACCTTGTATATATGCGGTATAACCCGTTGGCTTACTTCTGGAATTTGCACCGATATTGTTGGGCTGAAAATGAGTTCGACCTTATTTTGGTCCTTCTCAAACTCATTTTCAGCGACAAACTTCTTTTGCCCGAATACCTCATTGTATTTTTTGAAATATCTGTCATCATTATAATAATCTGTGTCCTTCTTATACGTAAATATGAATTCCTTGCTTGTAAGCTGCCCCATTGGAGTAACCTCAATCTCCTGACTGTAATCCACTTTGCTTGTCCAGTCTACGGCATTCCCGGCGTAGTTATCATAAAACCATGTTTCCGGGGTAATGATTAGGTTCTTATCGTCGTTTTCGTCTGTAAATACATATAAATTGTGCATCAGGATGATGGACTTAAAAAAGTCTTTCTGCGCTACACTACTGCTGATTAGATCATGCATCATTACCGGCGCACCATCATCGACCGGATAAGGAGAGTCATCAGTTGGGGAGGGAGCAATAACGGAGCTTTCTGGGAATATTGTTGAAACATTTCTTGGGGACATGTCCATACTCATCGTAAGCACATCTCCCGCTACCCAGTCTTGCTTGGGTATCTCTATAATTTCTTGATGGTGGACGACATGGTATGATCCTAGCTTTTTGCTTGCTATCACCTGCCCATTCTTCCGAATGTTCATGTAACATCCTTCGTTCTTTACAATAAACCACATTGAAAACTGGAAGGAAGTTGTAATATTCCGGGTGATAATTATTTTTGTGCCACGGCTCTCATCATCAGTTACCTCAATAAACCCATATTTATCTTTAACCACTGTGCCCCCCCACCAGTTATAAACTTCGCGCCATTGACCGGTACGCCGGTTAACTGTATATCTTTCACGGCTATAGCATTCTAAGAAACGCGCCTGCGTTGCAGTCTGATTATACTCCTTCTTCTCAGTACATGGGATATGAAGACCCCTAAAATATGGCTGGGCGAAAAAATTGCACTTATAAGTAAATCCAGCATTGGCGAAGATTCTATTGATATACTCCAATACATACACTGCTGGCCTAAATCCGGTAATAGGGAAGTTAACCCCATCTACAGACATGCCGTAATCAATAAGTGGATATACATAGCCGGTACCCGGTGTGCCATACCAACTAGCTTCAATAGTGCCTACATCTAATGTATGGTCCAGGTCAGAAAAGTCAAGATCTGAGAGCTTACTATCTCCCAGGGCAAAAAGAATGTCTGATAGGCGGCCCAACACATTCGTTTCATAGGTTATAAGATCTTTATTCCGGGTAACCTTCAGTAAACGCAGGACACCGCGGAATACCTGGATACCATCTACCAGCACAATTACCTTTGCTGCCTTGTTTGGGTTGAAGTTATAACCAATGTTGGGCAAGGCAGGGTTGTACTCATTCTCCACATTGATATCGAATATCTGCGCAAACAGCGCATTATTCTTAGGGGTGCCGGGTAGATCTATCGTTTTGGAAAAGTCTGTACGACGCTTATCCGGTTCCCGTATATCCTGGATGGAGTACGTAAAGTCGGTATCAATATCCTCCGTGAGGTCAAGAAGTTCGCCTTCCATTATAACAGCTGATCGTATCATCAACTGTATATATCAGAAATCGACGTTCTGTTCGTGAAAATTTATATAGATTGCATATAATTTGTATATGTCAATTCTATATCTGCCTCCAAATTGAACATTTTATCTACCCTTGTTTGTTTACGGGTATAGTCCTGCATCTTCATATCAACAGGGATAAGTATGTTCTGCCCAGCCGGCCCGCCGTATTCGCTGGCGGCTACTTCCTGGTAAACAAGTGGGGAATACATAAGCCCTTCGAGTAGTTCAGATTCTGTGTCAGTCAGGTAATCACTTATTACCTTTAGCTTTTCAGTATAGGACGTTGAGTAGTTGCGGACTGTAGCTTCAAACCGCCTGTTAGTTGCATCGTATGCTGTGCGGCGGTTGGCAGCCTGCCGCTGATATGTTTTCTTTTCGTTTGTCTGTTCTGGACGGGAAGCCAGCATAAAGTTAAAAGAATCGAAGCCGCCAAGTTCATTAAGAAAATATAAGCGCACGCCTGGGAATCTCTCACACTGGCTGTATAGATCCAGGCGCATAGTGTTGCCGCCGGGGGGAGTAATGGTATAGTACGCTGCTGCATTGTAAATTGCAGTGGAAAACCCGACTATTGAGTACAGGTGATCGAATCCGGCATGCAGGTGTAAAGCCCGGTTGCTGGTATTGGCAAGGCTGGTGTATGGATTATTGATATTATCTGAGTAAAGGATTGTGCCGGCCATGTTGTATATGGTAAGTCCAAAGTTTGCCATGGCGGCGGCATCTGATTGCAATATGGACAGTATCACGCTGTCACGCTTCCGCACCACCTGGCGTGGGAATCTGGTAAGGAACTGTTTGTTTAGGTAGGTCGCCTGGGAATAGAAGGCGAACCGCTTATTATTCATCGCTGCATTGAATATATACCCAGAATATGATGTAAGGTTGGCATGTACCACATTGTTATATTGCTCTCCAAACTGCACACTATACCCTGAGATAGCGCCTGCCCCTGTTACCACAATGTCGGCCCCTGCGACCTCGTTTAGCTTGCAGTAGTTTGCAGCCACCAACTCATGCAAATTCCGGCTGATATCGAAATCAATTGGCTCGTTTCCGGCAACCTGTGGCTGATATTTTAGGGTAACCAACAGTTGCCCAGTACCACTATATACATCCACCACAAATTTAAAATCAGGTTGGGCGTAGTTATCGCTGGAAATACTGAATACTACTGGATTAAAAGCTGGTGTAAATTTATCTGGGGTTTCAATAACAGTAATAGCCATACTATTTAAGTCTTTCAGTGTTTATATTTACGACAATATCTTTAGCGAGCGCCTGCGCCAGCTCCTTTGTCATGTCTGCCAGTACTTCATTTATACTAACCTGCTTAAAGTTTGTAGCGGCAATACCATGTCGTTTAATCCCAATACCCAGCGCTATTGCCAGGTCATTCCGGCGAACCTTATTCCGCAGATATCCGCTAGTATGTTTGCCGCGTAACCCTTTTGGCGCTGTAACATCAGACAGTATAGATTTCTGCCGAACCCACAGGATAAGGGCCTTTTGCATGTCCTTCCCAGGAAACGCCGTTTTGAATTTATAGGGACTGGTGGTATTCTTGTTTTTGGGACCAATACCTTGAACTCCTTTGTCTACATAGTCGGCATATGACGCCATGTAAAATTCCGCCTCATATTTAGCGCTTCCCTTAGTATATTCAACCCGGATACTTTGGGAAAGTGTTCCCGATGCGGATATCTCCCGGCCATTCTTTTGGGTGTTCAGGTTTCTTTGCAGGGCCTCCAGTAAACGCCCCATGTGCTTAACAAAGATCTGCTCAACATTATCCAGTGCCACCGGTTCCGGCTGCGTCCCTAAGTTATCAAGGAACCCACTATTTAATAGGTTTTGCTGCCGTTGTGCTTCTGTAGCCATTTTCTTTGCTCTTCTTTTTCGTTATTAGCCTTATCCTTCAAGTATGCCATGTCATTTAGAAAGTTTATTGTTGATAGGTCGTATGCCTGCGCCAACGGTATCCGCTCCATTTCAGCAACATTACATGCAGATATTAGCCACCCCCAGCGACTGCTAAAGCCTGTGTCCACATCAGGTGTTCCTCCTTCGCCATCGTCTGTCTGTTCTGTGTCAAATAATCCGGAATACCTTTTAAGAAGGCTGCCCAGAGTTGACAAAAAAAAAGCGCAGTAGCATGAGCCTGTACAATTGGTAGCTGCTTCATGGCCTCTGATACCTGTTCGAATGGAATGGCGCCATAGTCCAAAACAGTGCGGCCGCGCCATGTGCGCTTTGTCCCCCGGCAGATGGCTGCCAGCATGCGGTGCATGTTGGTGATAAACTCTGCCGGTTCCTTTGCGCAAGCCATAGCATCAATGAACTGACCAGCCACCAGGTCGCGGAAATCATACAGCACTTTGTAGGTACGGCCGGTGACGGTAAAATAACGAGATGGCTTCACTGACGGTATCTCCGCCCCATGCAGGAAGGCTATCTTCTTTATCTCCTGCTGCAGGTCGGATAACAGCATATTCTCGTAATGCTCAGTTTGCTTCCCTTCCAGGCAACAAAGTAACTGTATATCTCGGTCTATCTCATGATCGAAGCCGGTATCGGTAATGATCTCGTACAACTCTTGATACTTGGCGACGGTTATTTTATCCCACATTATCAACTATTTTTAGTGTTCGCCAACCGACGCTTCGCTGGCGATGCGGTTTTAACCACTTGTCTGCCGGTAGTGATGCCCTGGGCAGATAAGTATTCTTCAAGTAAACCTACCAATGGCTTCACAATGGTATTGCCAGCCTTTACAAAGTGGACATTTACGTCCTTTAATTCGCCGTGATGGCTTAAAAATTCATGTGCTGTCATGATGTCTGATTTATGCGAGGGTATAAACCCCGCTGTTATTGTTAGCCAGATGATTAAGCCCTACATATCGCAGCGGATCAATCAGGTGGTTCATGAAGTCCACAGGCTCATTGATAGTCTTACCATTCTTATCTTGCTTCCACTTATAGGTATTCAGCTCCTTACGGAGGTTTACACTATCCTTTGTAACATTCAGCTTCCAGCGCTTTATAATGTCAATACTGGACTTCACGCTATCCGGTCCTTTCAATGCAGGCATTACCAACAATCCTTCATTGTTTATTTCCATGATCGATTTAGGCTCACTGCTATCAGCAACAATTTCTTCCCATGGCTGGATACCGGCTTCTTTTGCCTTTCTGGCGATAGCCGGGTTTGTGAGTCCAGTTTCATAACACAATTCACGCAACCATAACTCACCGTTTTGCTTCCAGACGCCTAACAGCCCTGTTTCGTCGTTGGTAAATCCGAAATCCAAACCATAAGCTACTAACGTTGCATCGGCCGGTATCTCATCTACCAGGAACCAGTTGCGGAAAATCAATCCTTCAATCTTACCTGTCAGCCCGCGGCCATATACTTTAAAGAGTTCGTAATCCTTATGTCGCAGTGCCTCTATCTTTTCACGGATCTTCTGCGGGCAGAACGGATTATGGCGGTGGTCACTGATCAATAACCTGGTGTTGGGTTCCGGTATTATCTCCGTATGTACCCAGAACTCAGCATTCGGGTTGTAGTCGATGAATACTTGGCGCTTAGTACGCATTGCCAGTTCGTAATACACCAGGTAAGGAATACCGTTTGCCTCGTTAATGAACAGGTAGTCACGCTTTCCTGACTTCGCGTCCTGCGGTGTCAGGTAGCTGGTAAACTCTATTATTGATCCGTTCCAGAACCTAAACACCCTATCGGTGCGGTTGTACTGTATAACCATTTGCTGCAGCTCTGTGGACGCCGCGAGTATTGTTTCAGCATCCCTTAGTGCACCTTTCTTCAGATTGGGCATGTCTTGCCCCACTACCGTAATGATCAGGTTCGGCGCCTGAACCGCCTTCGTAAAAAGCACCTGCAGAATACTATATGTCTTCCCGGAAGATGTACCCCCTTGATTAACAATGGTGTCCTCCTTTGCATAAAGATTAGCTTCGTATAGTGGCCCAACCTGGAACATTCTAAATATCTATATCTACATCCTTCTCTGATGTCGGAATGGCCATTGCCAGCGCCGGCACGACCTTTACTTCAACGCTCGTTATGTCTACCTTACTTTCCACTACATGTTTGTCAACCCAGCCGTAATTGGCTTTTAAATCGAAAATTATCCCCGAGGTACTTCCCTCTGCGTTTGCGAGAGCATCTCCCTTGCGTGCTAATACTTCTTCTTCTATCCCGATGATAGTTTCTGTATAGGCGGGGTATGTGCGGTAGTCACCCCAGCTTTCCCGACTGATACGCAGATATACCTGAAATGCCCCTAGCGTGTAAACTTTAGGGGAGGGCACCTTTAGGACCTTCCCAGCAGACACTTCATATTTTATTGCGTTATCGCATTTTGCCTTATACTCCTGCCAGGCGTCTTGTATTTCAACCACTGAAAACTTATAGCTTTCAGCTGGCCTTCCGGGATGCTCCTGTTTCTTTGGTCTTCCTTTAGCCATGATAATCCTGTTTACCCTTACTTGTCAGATGGAACGCGTTACACTCATCGCACCAGTAGTGCCGGCACTCCTTGCGTTTACGCATGCCCTTCCGGCGCTTATTGGACCTGATCCAGTAAAGCGCCTGTTGTGCGTCTGCTTTGGATAGTGCGCGCTTGTTACACATGGTTAACGGCGTCTACGTTTGCGCGCCGGCAGTTTGTTAGCGGCCGCTGAGGGAGCAGGGGGAGTCTCTGGCTGGGCATGGGCTACGATTGCAGATACCAGCCCGTCAAAAGTTGTAGCACCAGCTTCTGGCTTTGTCAGATACTCATGAATTAAATCATCAACCCGCTGTTCCACTGCTGCGATGTGGTCGAGGTGTCGCTTCGCTGTTGCAGTGAGCCCCTTGTCTATCAAGACTCGCTGATCGTAGTTGGTATACAGTAGGCGTACCAGGTCAACTACGCAGTCGTTGCACCATAGCGTAAACCTTTGCGGGCCGACAGCCTCATTAAACACCCGTTGCAGCTCGCGTTTTACCGGTTCGTCCAGGTTGCGCATATAGCCGGCAGTAGTAAGGGTAAGCCAGTGTTCCCGGTGCTTCTCTAAAATCTCTATGTGTTCAGGTGTAAAGCTCATTTAGATATAGTTTTGTACAGCAGTACTGCGAGTACGGAGGACATCGCCCCTATAAACACTACCTGCATACATGTATATATCGAAAAAGCCTGTTCTGTTTCTAAATACCCGGAAATAAGTCCCAGCCACCAGCCCATGCACATTTGGCAATCGAACGGTTTTAGCCGGTGCTTGTATGCATCCCGGCCCCATATGCGCATTTTGACCCAGTGAGGTATGCCTGACTCTATGAATATAAGGGCCAGGCATGCGGGGCCGGCGATATGAAGCAATACTTTATGCATGTGATTTTAATTTAGCCCTGACTGCCTTACGGGCGTTCTGCACCGTCCCGTGGATGCTTATTAAGGGGATGCCTGTTTCGGCAGATACAGTGCGCATATTCCCTTTTTCTGCGTATAGCTCTACGATGCCTCTATCATACCAGTACAATCCCTGTACCGCCGCTACCACATCGTTAATCACATCCTCATCAATACCCGTGTCCTGACCAATAGCCACTATATCGTTTGCATGTTCCCTGATAATCTCAGCTTCCCGCCGATACTTTTTGTGAAAGGCACTGGTTTTGCTCTTATATTGTTTTTCTGCCATGCGATAGAAAAAGCATTTCAGGCAGCTTTCATTCAATCGGGTTAATTTTTCTTCTGGTATCTCCAGGATATAAAGCATAAGCTCCTGGTATAGGTCGTCGGCATCATCCCGACCGATCTGCCGGCATATGTTGTGATATTCATTGTCCCGGCTAAGTTGGTTAATAATCTGCTCCCTATTCATGATTTTTAATTAATGGTTATTGACTTAATACCATCCGACATCCTGGTAGATGTCGGATGGTCAACTTACACGCGGTCGTAACTAAAAGGGCAGATCATCACCCGCTGATTCCTGCAGGTCAGGTTGTTTGTAGTGAGCTGCTTCTGCTTCCTGGTATTCCGCCCCTGGGTCTGAATTGATCCCCAGCTTTTTAATGTTCCATCCCTGGAGTTGGTTGAATACATATTCTTTTCCGTTCTTAGAGGAAAGACGGCCGCGTAGGTTAACTGACACTTCTACCGTCATCCCGGGTTGATACCTGTCCAGCTTACTACAGTTGTCCTGGACAAACTCAATGCTATATGTCTGCGCATAATCGAGGGTGTCTTCCCGTAGCCATATGACACGCTTTTTAAAGCTATCCGAAATCTGCTCGGTAGGGAAAACGTTAATCAGTGTGCCACTGAGGGTAATTCTTGCTTGATCACTCATAGTAGTATTTGTTTAATATGTGTTTGAAATGTTTCTTCGTCCCGTACCAGGTGATAGGCGGCCGAATGTGATACCCACTTTTTCTCTACCTCCACCTGATCATCGCTTTGCCGGTTACTATCGACCTTCAACTCAAAGCCGTATATCTTGCCCTGCCATAGCAACACTAGATCCGGTATACCGCGTGTTACTCCGGTAGCCTTCAACTTCATTGCCTCCGCCTTATTCCGGCTACCTCCGTTCGGAACAGCAAACAACAACTTGCGTATCTGTGGGTATGTATTGTGTGCCCACTGGTAGCACCTAGCTTGCAATTGATCTTCTGTCATTACTTGCCGGTAACCGTAGCCGGTGCGGTTAATTATTCAGTGTCGCCTAATGCCTTGATCTCAGAAATGATTCGCTCCGCCTCAAATAGGTTCATTGGCTGGATATACATTGTGTCCAGCCCAAATCCACCTGTATATGTCGTGAAGCATGATCCGCCGCCACAGACATATAGCACCTGCCATTTCCCGGCCTTATCTTGATACATGTATTGCTCTATGATAATCATAATCAGTCCCCGGTATCGCTTCCGGTTAGCGTTTTAGTTTATACAATTACTTCTGATAACTGGTGAACAATAGTTGTTCGGAGGCGGGGATAGGCGGCATCCAGCTTATCGCGGCACTCCGTCACGCTGTCGGCCAGCACGCAGATGTGAACGCTGTAAGCAATGAAGTCCACATCTACCAGGTAAGCCTTATACCCCTTTAGCCTATCCTGCATTTCCGATATTTTATCTTTTCTTGCCATATGCTTTTTTATTGTGTCAGATTTATGCGGTGATATGTTTTTGACGATCAAAATATCAGATGGTGGTAAGGTGGTAACCGTGGTAGCCTACTTTATATAGCTCCCAGAATAAAAAAATATATTCACCACGATGCCATTAATACATGTTTAATCGCCCTTTAAACTGCCTTTCACTACTTTTATAATATTATTTCTGATCTCTTAATAAAACTGGTTACCACCCTTACCACTTTTGCCTTTAAAGTGTTTACGGTAAATGATTTGACAGGTGGTAACCGTGCCATTTTTTTCGGTTACTACTGGTTACCACTGCTTACCACCGGATCGCCAATTTCAACCAACTCATATGCTTTATATGATTTGCCCTTAATCTTTACAGCCTTCTTCTCATATCCAAGTCTAGCCATCTCTTTACCAATCCTGTCCAATGACAAGCGCTGCATCGTCAGCTTTTCCAGGCGCACCTTTATATCGGTGGTGGTACGCGGCACTACATTAAACTGATTGCCAGCAGCAGGGAGTTCGTAGTACCGGTTAATAAGGTCGTATTCAATACTGCTCTTATCGAAGCTGGTAGTATATCCATTCAGCATAGCGATGTCATCACGCGTCAGCTCCCAGTTAAACCCATCCTTCCATAGGTGATAAGCTTCCATAATCACATCAGTCTTATCTATGCTGTTATAGGTAGCATGATCAATGGACAGCACATTCACCGGAATGATTCGACGGTTACCAGTAGGGTCGCTCAATATCTCTCCATCATTCGTAGTGCCACATAGGGAGGCAAGGCGCAGCAGATCTACGTTATTACGTCCGTATGGCTCACGTAGTGAAAATACCTGCTTACTGGTCAGCTCTTTTAGACGCTTTTCTTCCGCCTTTGACTTGCCCCCCATCTCATCATCACAGATAAACCACTTCTGTGTCATCAGTATTTCATCGTCTTTACCGGCATCAAGTTTTGACTCGGCATAATAGCTGCGCAGAGCGGTAGGCAGTAACCTCCGAAACCATTCGGTTTTCCCGGTGCCCTGTACGGCGCCACAAAGAACCAGCATAAGCGGAGAGTGCACGCCGTGTGCTGCGCTGATAGCGCCAACCAGCCACTTTGTCCCAAAGTAAGAGGCGTAGTGCGGCATAAATTCGCTACCCCGCACGCCGGTGTCTGTGTTGATCGTATCAAACAACTGCGCAATAACACCGCTGGGGTGACGGTCTTTGTTCTGTTCGAAGAACTCTAACAACGGGTTATAGTCCTGGGTGAAGTCAGAATTTATCAGCCGGTCGATCAGCTCATAAGAACCTTTATCGAATACCTTCTTTGACGAAATATAAATGCTATTGAAGTCCTTTGCCTGTAGAGGCTTCCCGTTATTCTCAATGTACCGGGTGATGGCGTTACGGCGCAGGTCATAGTTTTGGCGCATCCACAACTCAACGGCGTCTATCTCGCTATCGCCGTCTACCTTTACATTATTAGTAAATACCTGGTCAACAATGTCAGCGGATGCGCTGGCGGGGATATGCTCCTGCTCCTGGAGCATCTTTACCACGCTTTCACGGGAGCGCGCGCCTTTCTTAGCAAACGTTGCAGTCTGCACTATCAGTTTGGTCTGATCGCTAAAAAGCCGGATACCGGCCTGTTTGGCAAAGTGATAGAAGGAGGCAATCGTTATACCTGTCTTATTCGCTTTCAGGCAGTTGGTGTACTGACGGTCAGCTACTTCATATTTATATGTAGCTCCAAACTGACTAACCCGGTGGAAATCATCCCGGCCATTCTCCCCGAAGCGGTCAGCTATTGCAAAGGCGATGCGCAACCAGGTGGCATAGTCGCCGGTGATATCAATGCGACGCGTGGTGATCTCTTTAACAATCGCATCAAAATCTGACTTAACAAAAACGATATCAGGGACCTTCTTTAGTGCTACTGGCGGCTTCTTTGGATACTGACAGAATTTATCCGCCTTCTCATTTAGATACATGTGCGGATCATAGCTAACAAAGCGAGCGCGGGACACATCCCGGCAGGAGGGGTCAACGACTACCTGGTAATTAGTATACAGGTATTCCTGTAACCCCTCAAATGCTTCTGCGTGTTTGTCCGGGTTGATCTTGAATAGCAGCGCAAGCCCCTTTCCGCCGGCGGAAACAAAAGCAGCGTATACATGTTTATCCGGGCAAAGGAGTGATTTTAATTCCTCTGGGTCTACATCATCAATATCTATGCAGATAAAGCCGCTATGCTGGATAAGCCCGGACATTTGCCGCTCCCTGAACTTGCCTGACATACACGCCGCCGGCAACTTTACCTTATCCTTTTTGCCGGTACGAACAGCCAACACGTCATCCTGCCATTCTCCATCCTGAATGTAATGCAGCAGAATGTCAACCGGGATCTCCTTACCGTCGGCAGGTGCGTAGATATTATTATATATGCTTACTGTTGATGACATGCTGGTGGATCTATGCCTCTACCGGCGCTGCCGGTATTGGCTGGTACTTAAATACTTTTTGTAGTTCTTCATCAAACCATTGGCGGGTGGTGTCACGGTGCCACTGGTTGTAGCGTTTCCCCTTCTCCTTACACCATTCGCGCACTTTCTCCTGGAACATGCCACGCAGCTTATCTGCTATCGACTCGGTCATGTGTTTGACCTTCCATTCCCGTTTGGCTGTGTTGATGATTTCATACTTCACTTTATGGATGGCGAAATAATCTTTTCGCCCGGCGGCTTCTGACTCTTTTATTACCCGGTCCACATGTATAGAAAGCGGGCGTTCCTCGGTAAGCAATTCAAATTCGGCTAACTGCGGATCTATCTCCATTGGCTTCTTTACATTGGCGCCGCAAAATTCACATGTAGTCGCGCTGGCATGGATAATAGCTTCGCATTCCGGGCATTCCTTCACCGGCGCGACGCCTTCTTTATTACTCGGTTTCTCCGGGTGGTGGAATAACTCAGACCAATCACGTATCGCAGACCAGTCACCATGTACCAGGGCATTCCCTCCCATGTCCAGTATGGTAAAGAAATCCTTGCCCGGGAATGGGCGGCCGCCGCGGCCGGTCATTTGCAGCCAAAGTGGCAATGAAGTGGTGGCCTTGTTTACTATTACAGTGCAGATGCTTGGCTCGTCAAACCCGGTGGTAAGTATTCCAACGTTATTTAGAATGGCACCAGGCGTATCCCGCAACCAGGTAAGGCATTCCCGGCGGTACGCTTCTCCGCAGGTAGCATCCAGGTGTCTGGATGGATAGCCGGCAGCTATGAAGGCATCGTTGACAATCTTGCTATGCTCAACATTACAGTTGAATACTATTGCGCGAGAACCTTCGCAGTGCTGCCGGTAGCCTTCAACAGTGTTATTAACCTGCTTTGCGCGGGAAAACTCCTGTCCCATCTGCTTATCGTCAAACTCACCACCTTTGATACGCAAGGTCTTACGATCAATGTTTTTAATGTGGTAGGTGCGATTCTTGACTAAGCTGCCCATCTGTATCAGGTCCGGTACATCAATTCCGGTAACGATATCGTCATACAGGTCTTTGAGTGGTTCTTTCTTACTGGCGCTGATAGGAGTAGCGGTGAAGCCTATGAATATGGCATCTTTAAAGTACTGGTGCATCTTCTTGAAATTACCCAGGTGGCATTCGTCGATGATCACTAAGCCCACATTACCGAAATAATTTGGGTTCTTCTTCAACCTGTTAAAGGCTGTCTCCACCATCGCCGTATATACTGGCACATTAGGCAGGTATGTTTTGCCAGCTACCACCGGGTGACCTACAATGTCATACCATTCATATAGTGTGCGCCGTGACTGCTGCAGCAGTTCCTCCCGATGCACCATGATAAGTACTTTCTTATTATTACGGGCCAGGTACCGGCGGGATAATCCAGCGAATGTAACCGTCTTGCCGCCGCCGGTAGGGAGTTGGAAAACAACCTTGCGCTTACCGTCGGCAACCTTCTGAGCCACGCGGGTGATACTATCTTCCTGGTATGGTCTGAGCTGTCTCATTATGCGATTACTGACGTGGTTACATATAACTTTCCTTCGTAGTTATATTTAAATACCGGCTTCCAGCTCCGACCCACAAGCTCATTTTTAACAAATCTTCTCCCGGATGCTTTTACCTGATTTTGGTGCATTGTCTTTATCCTTCTCAGGATAGGACATACTTTCCGCTGTGGAACAAGGAAGGAAAGCTTCATCATGGGAGACACAGCGGTTATAAGTATCTTTGCCATAACTATGCAGTTTTCTTTTGTGGATTGCTATTTAATAGTCCTGACAGAGTATCCAGCTGGGCCTGCGACAGATCAAAATATTTCACGGTGTTGTCATATACGCCCTGGCTATGCTCGTCGTTTTTCTGGATCCGCTCTACTGCCTGCTCAAACTGTTTTTGGGTGATAACCGTCTTGGTACGGATAGGCTTCTTTTCAGGTGGAATACCTAGAGTTTCTGCTTCCTTATTGCCAGTAGGTATTTTTTGCTGGCCTGCTGCCAGTTGATGCGTATCATCTTCTGTATCCTTACTTTCCTCTGTTGGAATGAGCAGCATCTGCATAAGAGCATATTTCAGAGCCGCACTCATCGCCTTATTACAACCCTTATCCCCGCTATCCATTGCCTCACCTACCATAGTAGTTTTAACAAAGCTTCCGTCTTCCGCATAGAAAGTAAAACAGGCGTCAACGATTGTCCAGATCAATAGCGTCCCCTTAGTATTGGTTCTTTCTTCCCGTCGGGTATTGGTGATTTCAGAAGATATGAATACACCAGCATCAGCGAATAGACCATGCAACGCATTGTACATATCATCTATTCCACGAAAATTGTATCCCTGTGCGGCGTTCTTTCTATCTTTCTTTATGAAGTCAACACCCTTCATGATGCCGGCAATTGCTTTGTGAATGCCAGTTTGAATAATGTTTGTCATTTGATGTTTTGTTTTGTGGATTTAAAAAATCCGGGAAGAATAGAGTTGAACTATTATCTTCTGATCTTGCTGCAGCAATCAGACGCCTCTAATCATTGAGCTACATCCCGGTGGTTGATCTATAAGGATTCGAACCCAAACTATCGGGTCCAACGCCCGATGTGCTACCATTACACCATAGATCAATATGGCCGGTATTGCGCCACCGGCAAGGCGACCCCAAAACGTCTTAATATTTTTTAAGAAGCCAAAGCACTACTGGGGTGATCAGTGCTGCTAATATGATAATCCCGGCTACCACCTTCAATCTTTCCGCCCGTCGTACGCGCCGCGATGGCTTCAGCGGCTGTGTATTCATCAGGTACCAGTGTAAAAGCGTATTTTTCTGCTGCATAAAGAACTTTGTAAAGTGAGATAATAGCATGTCTTCCTTGGGCTGTTTCGTACCGCGTAGTGGCTATGACAGCATTATTTATTCGTATGGTCATCCATCCCGGCATGATCAGTTTTGTTGCTCTGGCTCCAACCTCGGATAAGACATATGCCTACAAGCCCTACGCGGTCGTTGATCGACCATAAAGACAACTGCCAGTACAAGGAAGCATATAGAGAAGAATAATAGCGAGCTCATTTCGATGTGGATTTTAATGCCTCTATGATAAGCATCACCAAGTATCCAATGCCGGCGATACCGCAAACAGCTGCGAGAAGATGTTGTATAATGAGATAAGTAGTAATCATTGTGGTGAGTTTGTGAGAAATAAGCGCCAGTCCTGAGAACAGGACCGGCTGTCCTATTATCCCTTTACCTATGAAATATTATTTTGATACTGGAATAGGAGTTACAAGCGATTCAAACTCTTCGATCCATTGCAAGACAATTTTTGCTGGACCGTTATTATCAGGTGTATCTCCAGGCATGATGCCGGCAAAGAATCGTTCGGCTGGTCTTCCTCCATCCGGTACAATACCATTCATGGTGTTATACCGGCACATCCTTTCATTTGCTAGGGTGCCTACAAGGCAGCAGCATTCCCCTTCGTATACGCTGCCGTTGATCTTGCCTTCAATAAGCTTCTTTTTGAGCCCAGACACTTCAGGAATGGCGTGTATGAGAATTTCAAAAAAGTCAGATTTGATCGGCATCAGGTTCGCGCTTCTCAGGTTCGCGCTTCTCAGGTTCGCGCTTCTCAGGTCCGCGCCAGACAGGTCCGCGCCAGACAGGTTCGCGCTTCTCAGGTTCGCGCTTCTCAGGTACGCGCTTCTCAGGTCCGCGCCAGACAGGTTCGCGCCAGACAGGTTCGCGCCAGACAGGTTCGCGCTTCTCAGGTCCGCGCCAGACAGGTCCGCGCCAGACAGGTTCGCGCTTCTCAGGTCCGCGCTTCTCAGGTCCGCGCCAGACAGGTCCGCGCCAGACAGGTTCGCGCCAGACAGGTTCGCGCTTCTCAGGTTCGCGCTTCTCAGGTTCGCGCCAGACAGGTACGCGCTTCTCAGGTTCGCGCTTCTCAGGTCCGCGCTTCTCAGGTCCGCGCCAGACAGGTCCGCGCCAGACAGGTTCGCGCCAGACTTGATTGCCTCTTTCAGCGTCTCCGCAATTGTGTTATCTTCTTTTTCGCATTCAAAGATCAGAGAGCCAAGAATAGATTTGATTTGAAGTTTGATTTGCATAAATTTGTGTTTTGAGATTGTTTATTAATGTGGTCGGTACTGGTAATACCGGCCCTTTTTTATAATCTTTAGTTATTGTTATAGATAGGGCCACATGTAGAAACATACAGCCGGATTGCTATCATCCTAGTTCCACATTATGAATAAGACATTGTGAAAAGTCCAACGCCATGGTACCTGCAACAATGAATTCTCGTATAGGCATCTTTGGACTATTGTTAATAGTTTCGTAGAACCACTCCCTGGTGGTTTCATTCTCAAACCTGACATTTCTTTCTGCCATCAGCGCTTCAGCCATAGCTGAAAACTCTTCCATATCATCAAATATGTTAGTCGTATTCCAAAGGGTCCACAGTTTGGCTATAAATTCTTTCTTCATAATTGTTCGGTTTATTTGTCTGTTACAACAGGTTTTTTAATCAGATCAAGGAATTTCCTTTTTACTGCTATGTCCCTTCCAACCTTTACGGTGCTGATCTTATGGCCTTTTATTCTTCTGTATATCGTATGCTTACTACAGTGAAACATGTCTGCCAGATCAGCAACAGTCAATTCCTCGTTCGGATCATGTTTAACTGCCATGATGTGCGCCACTGCTTTATTTGCTGCATCCTGGGCGCATTTATCAAGCATCTGTTGCAGCTCAGCTACGGATAGCGATACGATTTGAATGCTTTCCATTTTAGAGGGAATTGACTTTTTCTAAACGTGAATTAAGTTCAATATCTGCCTGCTGTAGCACAGCTTCTACAACTTCATAATGAGATGATTCATTATCAAGCACAGCGTAGAAAGTCCTGCGCTTTACGCCTGCTCTCCGGCACATTTCTGACGTATCAACTTCTTTCAGCCGATCCAGTATCTCCCTTCTTTTTTCCGGTGTTATCATTTCACGTATTTATACTTATTGTCATTTTGATACTGTGTTGTACATTTGTTGTACAGTATGTTAGTGCAAAGTACAAACATTTTGTTCAAATGAACAAACATAATCATCAAAAATTTTGATCAATTTTTTGAATAATGTCTAAAAAAGAAGGCGAAATATTAAGAAAAGCTATCCGGGATGCAGGGATGACGGTTCAGCAATTCGCTGAGATGATGGGCTATAGCGGTCGGACGACTCTGAACTATCAGTTTTTGAAGGACAGGCTGGATTTTGAGATTAAGGAGAAGGCAGCTGAAATATTGAATACAGATGTTCAAACATTATTTGAACGAATGACGAATGATCAAGGGGCTGATTCTGAGAAGGAGGCTCTTAGGGATTTAGTGGAAACACAAAAAAGCCTCATCAGGTACCAGAATGAGTTTATAACTGCACAACTGATACGTAATGAGGCTTTTGAGTCCGTAATTCTGGCTAGAATGGCGGAAATTGAAATTGCAACTGTTCCGAGTCGCAAGGGGGCAACCCTCGATGCCGTGTTAGACGAAGCTGAATCGGACGTTCAAGAAAAGATAAGAGAGATAAGGGATCGATTGAAGCTTCCTTCTTGATTTTTTTTCTGCGCTTTGCATTCTTCTTTCGCATGCTTCAGTATATTTGAGGGTAAAAACTGGTGCCAGGTACAGTGTCTACTGAAATTATTTTTACACTACGCAATCTATATACGTATCCATATGAAAAAAGCCTTTATTCTGCCAGTATTATTAATTATTTCTTGTAGCCAGGAAATGGTTACCCCCGATCCATCTGTAGATCCTATTGTACCAACCCTTATTGGTAAATGGAATAGTTCAAAATCTATCTATATTGAAACTACGTATAACGGTACAGCCATCATAAGTAATGATACTACTGTTTCCAACAATGATAGTGGATATGTCCAATTTAATAAAGATAGCATCTATTACACATATGTTCCCAATAATCATGGTACAGGTCAATATAGGGATACTGGGGTATTCACACTCAATCGTAATCAGGTAGAAACCACTTCAACTATAGATGGGCAAAGGGCTTTATTTAATATCAACGAACTTTCAGGTAGCGTATTGAAGATTAGTTATATTGATACAACATTAATCCCCAATGGAATATTTATTACAAAAGGTTTTTTAGAATATAACAAGTAGATATGAAAAGACTATTCTTATTAATAATACCCGCATTGTTTGCCTGTGGTGGTAAAAATAATGATCCCGTGCCCCCTGACCCATTCAAAGAACAGAAGGAGAAGACGTATAATTTATTACAGGGTGAATGGGTTTATTCTCGCCTAGAAATTAAAAGTATATGGAAGTGCTCTGGTAATACTGGATGTACTGTATTAAATCCAGATGGGACTGTGAAAGATACTACTCGGGCTAATTATGATCTCACGAATAGTTATTGGAAATTTACAGGTGATTTATTATCCTGTAAAAATACAGCAATAGTTGGATATAGTTTTGATAACAAAAAATATTCCATTATAGGCAAGGGGTTTACTATTCAGCCTTATGGTGGAAATGAATACAATATCCTAACATTAACCCCAGCTAAAGTAGTAATAACACAAAAAACAACAGGGCCTATTGATGGTAATATTTATTATGAATATTATTTTACCCATTATTTGATCAGGTAATAAATCATCTTCATTTATTTTTGGCTTAGTCGCCTGTAAAAAACGGGTGTTCAGCAAGGTTCTGGGCATTTTCTTCCTTATCAATACGAATATACTTCATAAAGGCTGACTCAGTCTTATGGCCTGTTATTTTCATAATGTCGATAGATTTGATACCTGCCTTATAAGCATTGGTAGCGAAGCTGCGTCGGGCAGTATGTATACTGGCAAGCTTATATCGCTCAACATATTCAGCTTTTTTAATTCCCCCGGTAGTCATCGCCACCAATTCAGGCGAAGTCATACCTGCCTTTTTACATATTTTTTTAATATGGTAGTTTAAACTATTGGTATCGAATACCGGCATTTTACCATCGTACTTTTCATAGATTTCTTTTGCCATCCAGTGTACAGGTATAATTACCTTGGCACCAGTTTTATGAGTAAGAACGTCAAATACCTTGCCTCTCAGCTTATACTTGTTTATAGCACGCAGGTCTTTCTTCCTTAACCCTACCCAGCACGCAAATATAAAAACATCCCTGGGCGCATCCTCGATAGGAGGGAGGTCTAACCTGTACAAGGTTTCTATTTCCTGAACTGTAAGTGCAATAGTATCGGCTTCCTCCCTGGATAATATAAGCTGGTCATCTTCGAATATACGATTGGCATGCTTCCCCGCCTTGTGCATGTACTTAAAAAAGGTCTTTATATTCCCAACAACTGTTGATATTGTATTTTTAGAAAAATCCTTTTGTGTAAGCCAGGAGATAAATTGTAATATCCAGGATGTGTTAATATTGTATGTTAATACCACCCCCTTCTCTGTACAATAGTCTGTGAGATACCTGTACATTTGGTCATATCCAGTAATACTAGCATCGCTAAATCGATCTTTGGTTTTTGGTTTCAACATATTTCCTGATCTCATATCAGCAAGCATCTGAAAGAAGTCTGACTTAATATCGCCTGTATTTTTGATTACCTTACCTAGGGATTTTTTCACTATAGCCTCCATATCTGTTTTTATAACCGGCTCCTGGGCAATACGTTTTGATTCCTCAAACTTTAATGCTGCATCTTTTATTCTGGCAAGAGTAAGCTCTTCAGACTTCTTCAATACAGACATATTAATACTTTCCTTATCTTTAACCCCTTTAATGCCGGTGGATACTCTGGCACGGGCGTCATCGCAGTAATGGGAGAAATAAATGTATCCATTTGAGAGAACAAACAT